TCGCCGACAGTCTCAGAGCCACCATCTACAAGCGCCTGAGCTGTTTGCCCACCTGCTTCTACGCCGGACTGAACTAGCTGGTTAAATAGCTGCGGGTCAAGCCCCATGTCGCGAAGTGTTCTCAGGTTTGCAGCAAAGTCTCTAGCTTTGCTCGCCATGTTCCTGAAGCCGTCAAGAAGCCCTGCGGTCTTGTCCTGCACCTTTTGAATGGTTTCTTCGTAATCGCGAGTGACCACAACGTTGAAGGCTCGTAGGCTCCCAGCAAGGCTCACAACGCTTCTAGTGACCTCTGTGATGGTCCTAGTCTCTGTTTCGTCCTTTAGTTGCCCAAAGATACTTGTGAGGCTCATAGCCCCCGTCAGAGCCGTCTTGTACTCATCTATAAGAGCTTGTGACAACGAGTAGCGACTTGCCATGTCGTCACGCTGGCGCTGTATAGCTTGTAGGGTCCTTAGCTCTTGCTGGGCAAACTTACGAAGCTGGTTGTAGCCTGCCTCGAACAAGTCTCCATTACGGAACGCTGACTGCAATGACCGCTCTATGTTGTCTAGCTGAGATACGACAGCCTTTTCAAAGCTGCCCATCTCTATGGCGATTGTTGGCAAAACATCAAAAGCAGTTAGTAAGTCGGTAAAGCTTAGCTTTAGGTCCTCGGCTTGTTTGACAATGTTAGCTACCGTTATGTCTAACTGGTCATTGACAGCCTTTACAGCGGCATAGTACTCATCCCATGCAGCAGCAGCGTCAGCAAGCTCCTGAGCGCCAGCAGCTGTCCTGTAGAACATCTTTTCAAGGTCGCCAAGTGAGATGATGCCTTGCTTTATCTGAATCCAGATGTCCATGAAGTTTTCAGAGCCAAGGATTTGTTCAATAAGACCCTTTGAGCCTGTCATCTTTTGGAGCTGTAATCTTGCTGTTTGCTTGTTTACTTCCTCTTGCAAAGAGTCAAAGAATTTCTTTACGTAATCTACTGCTTGTTCTTTAGGGGTAGAAGTACCTCCTGTAGGTCCACCACCCTGCTTGCCGAAAGATGTTGCAAGGATTTCTTCAAGAGCTTCCTTGCTCGCTGTAAAGTCAATAGCTCCCTGTAGAGAAAGCAGGTTTATGTCATAGGCTGCCAGTCTTGCTAAACGGCTAATAGCACCGAATATGTTGGCCCAATCAGGCTTGGTCAAGAAGTACTCAATCTGAGAGGCGTTAAAGCCCATTAGTTCAAATTGTTCTGCGGCCTTGCTTTTTTGTGACGCCTCGCCTATTTCGTCAAATAGTCCGGGTAGCCCGGTAAGTATGCCCTTTGTTTTATCGGCATAATATCCAATTTCTTCAAGCGCAACTTGAAACGAATACATTGGCGGGATGGCTTTTGTGGCCTCTTTAGTCATGTCAATAAAGAATGTTTGAGGACCGACTGCTGCGTCCGTAAAGCTTGCAAAAAGCTTGTCAAAGTTGACAGTACCGGTAATTCTACGGAACTCACGTTCTCCGCGTACCAAGGTTTCAGTTAAGTAATCTACCCCGTCGCCTAATTGCTCAACTGTAGATGCAGCCCTATTCTTAACTAGGTCAGTGAAGAACTTAACAATAGCGTTTCCATTTAGCGCATCGCCAAAGTCTTTTGCGTGTACTGTTGCGGCAGCTATTCGTGCTGACCAAGTATCAAAGAATTGAATTGACAGTTTCAGCACAACATTTAGTGCCTTTAAACCTAGGTTAAGAGGTCCGGCTATAAGAGAAGCAATTCCGCTTAGCAGCTCTATAATTGGCTGGGCACCGACGATAAGGTTTCTTAGAGTTTCTGCTAAGGTCAGGAAGAACGGCGACAGGTTTTCAACGCCATCAGCCAAAGCTTCAGAAACCTCTAATAACTCTGGTCCGATGTCTTGTGCTATATCTGCAAGTCCGTCAGTTACCTTGGCGATTGGCTTCTGTAGTGGCTCTCCAAACGCGATTGTAAGGTTGCTAGTAATTGCAGCCAATCTTGACTGTGCAACGTACAGTGTGTCGGCAGCTCTAGTAAACGCTCCGACTGAATCCCCAGCTCTTTGAAACAGAAGCGTTAGACGTGCTGTTGCTTCAGCGTTTGCTCGCTCAGCTCCCTCTAGGTCGCCTAGTCCCTGAGAAGCAAGATAAGCGTTTATCTCGTTCTGCTTCATGGCCACACCGAACTTCTCGATAGGGTCATACTCACCACGGAACAGAGCGGTGATGGCTAGTAGCGCATCCTGTAGCTCGTAACCATAAGTTGTAGCAAGGTCCTGAGAAAGCATTATAAGGCGCTGAGTCTCACCAGCAGCCTCGTCAACACTGAACCCGTACTGCTTTAGAACCGAACCTAGAAAGACCGAGGCTTGAGCGGCTTGAGCCTGTGATATTCCGTAACTTTCTACTTCCTTTGTAAAGTTCTCGAGAACCGGAGCAACTTCCTCAAAGGTTTGCTTTAGAGCAAGTATGTTTCGTTCAAACTTCTGTGTCTGCTCTACCGCGTTGACCACAAAGGCTTTTGAGCTTGTTAGTGCCTGAAACGCACCAAACGAGCCAGCAGCCACACCTATCTGCTTTGCTAATGCACCAAAGTCTTTACCTGCGCCCATAACGGCTGTGCGAGCTTGATTTAGTCCCGCGCTTTTGAATACCGACGCAATGGTCAGAATAATTGGGGCTGCCATTAGCGAACCGTCCTTCTATTGGTTTCAAGTACAACCATATTTATCAACTTGTCAACATTCTTGCGATGAGTCGGCCTGTGCTTTATGAATGCCGGGTAAGCATAACGCGAGCCTCTACTGCTTCCTTTACCCTTGGCTTTTGACAGGTTTTGCACAAAGTTGTTGCTGTTTGTTCCGTTTATTTTGTGAGTCCTTGTAACTATGCCTCGTCCAAACAAGTCTATTTGATAAGGGCGAGTTTCGTATCTGCCTTGAGAATACATTGACTTTCTGCCACGCCCTGCCATGTCAGCAAGGATTAGAGGCGCTTTCTTTACCCTGACACGAACGATTGACAATTCACCATCTCTACCCAACTTGAGTTTGGACAAGTTTCTGTTTGCATTTCTGTTCTTGTAGTTCACATCAATACCAGCAGCAGTGTTGATTGAAAAGTAGTTGTTGTACCAAGACAGACGCCCGTTGTCACCGTTTAGAGTATTGAAGCCGTCATAGTACCGACGACGGTTTGCATTTGGTGTTGACCAACTGTTTTTAGGGTTGTCTTTTCTAGGTCCGAGTGGACCACCGGGTCCTACTTTTGAAAACGCGTCTCTGATTTCATTTCTAGCTGGAATACCAATCTTGCGTGCTTCGCGCTTTAGCTTTAGAAAGATGTCTGGGGCTACTTCTTTTAGCTTGCGCTCTAGCGCAGCCATATCTGTCATTTCAATGGAACCCTTGTTGCCGTTAGTACCAAGCACTCTAGCTAGGTCGTAACTGCCAACGTCGCCGTAGGAAGAAACCTTACCGAATCCTGTTGCGGCTCCAACCATGTACGAGCGACCCAAGCCACCAAGCAAAGCTCCAAATACCACAACCGCCGCCTATCTTCTAAGTCAATTCTACCCTAAGAGAAAACCCCCTCCGGAGAGGGGGCTTCTTTAGTTCTTAGGAGTGTTTTTTGCAACCATCCAACGGTACATAGTCCACAGCATTCTGTCGTCTAGCTGCATAAGCTCTCTTGGCGAGATGCCTGTCTCAACTGCTATACCTGCGATATACCAATGAGCAGAGCTTTCGCCAAGACCCTTTATTTTGGGTCTGCTTCACTCTCACCGACGCCATCTACGGTGTCTAGCCATTCTTCATAGTTAAGCTTTGTAGACTTTGTTCGCTGCTCTGAGTGCCACGCTAGGAACAGCAAGTGTCCTAGGCGCTGCTCAGATGCAAGCTTTCCGACTGAAATGTTGAACTTGTCCTCGAAGGCAACCAAGTCAGACGTGCTGGCTGTAATTGACTTCTCGGTTCCATCCGCGAATTTGATAAGTAGGTTGAATCGCATTTTAGTTTCCTTTTCTTATGATGTAGCGTAAGTGATGGCACCTGTGGTCGGAAACGATACTGAAAAGGTTCCGAGGTCGCCTACTGCACCTGACACGGGTGTGAAACTTGTAATCAAGCAAGAAACCGTGTAAAGAGGCGTGTCCGTGCCGGCTGCTGTTCCGTTACCTGCTACTAGTGTAAAGACCACTACAGTTCCTACTGTGTCTAGAAACAGCGTTGATACAGCGTCTACGCCGAAGTCCTGATGGAAGTCGAGCGAAAGAGTCCCAGACTTAAGTCCACCGATTACTTCAGTGAAGCCACCAGAACCAAAGTCCGTTGTCTCAACTTCGGCTGCGTTAATAACCAACTCTGCGCGGGCGCAAGCAGTTGAGATATCTTCACCACCCATTGTCACGTTTGTCGCGGTTACTACGAATTTTGCCATTTTATTTCTCCTTTTATGCCAAGACGGTGACTGTGAATTCAGCCGCCAAATAGTTCTGGTCGTTTACGGTGATAGAACCCATTCCGCTTGAGCGTTCAACCCGAAGGTCATACACCTCGCCAGAAAGCGTCTTATCTGATTCTATCGCAAGTTTCACGGACTGACTTCCGGTGGGCTGGCAATAGGCATCTAGCTTTCTCTGCATCTCACGCTCGGCTGCACGCCCAACGATTACTGTTACAGAGAAGTTGTATGTAGTAAGACCGCCCTGCATAGCTCCGTCGTAATCTACGCTCTCTAGGACGATTATGCCGATAGGCGGCGTAGGGTTGTCAGGAATCTCAGCAGCCGACCTTAGCCCGCTAATTGTTCCTAAGTTTGTTGCCATACGCGTGCGTATAACTGTTAGGTCTGCCATTAGGCCATCCGCATCTTGCGGTAAGGTCCTAGAAGCGCCTCTATGTCCGGGTCAACGCGACTGACTCTTACAATTCCAATGTCACCGAACCCGGCAACTCCTAGAGGACTGTCGTAGCGCTTGAACTGTCGTATTGACAAAAGGTTGCAGGCTTGCTTTACGTCTATAGGGATTGACGTGCCGTAACCAAATACTCCTGTTACCTGAACTGTGGCTTCTTCCATCACCGACGGGAAAACATAATCACCAATTGCGCGAATGCGTGTGAACGGGCTGTAGTAGCTACCAGTTAGTCCGTTTAGAGGTTCTAACTGAAGGTCTGTTGCTTCCCAAGTAATGTTAAAGATTCCATTGGCACCGGAAGAAGTTTTTAGAGTTGTGAGTGTAGACAGGTCATCTATTGTGCATAGATAAGAGCTTTCGGGAGTAAATACCCTAGTAGCAGTTGTGCTTAGGAACACGCGCTCAGTATGTGTATCTATTTGACGCGAAGCGGACTCTACGCAAGTTTCCAAGAGTGCATCGTCTACATCATCAGTAATGCGAAGAATCGCCTTTACTTCTGCCAGAGTTGTGTAGCCATCAGTAATTGCCATGTGTCTAGTTTACCTTTATCAGCCGTGCAAGACAAAGCCCTCAT